TGGTGCTCAAGGGATTCAAGGAGTGGCGGGTTCTCAAGGCCCTGCAGGAAACGATGGTGCTGACGGTGCTACTGGTGCTGATGGTGCTGACGGGCGACCTGCGGGTTGCGATGCTATGGCCGCATATGGAGGCAATCAAGACAACGATGGCAGCGTCACATTCGATGTTGCCGAGAACGCTCTTAGGCTACAATCACCCACCGATAGTGCGATTGGAATGGCATATCCAGCCTTCAATGTTGAAGAAGCGGGAACAATGACATGGGCGTTCACATTCAAGTGTGATGTGGCTTCATCCAACGGGGTATATCTTCGAGTCTATGAATACGATTCCGATTTACCAGATGGAAAATTAGTCATCTCTGCAAATGCAACAAGCGGACCCGCTTATGTTCAAGAAGGCACGAGGAATGCCTCAATATCGCCGTCGATAAGCAACGCAGCGGTCACGACATCATATCAAACGAAGAATATCACATACACTCCATCATCAACGGCGAAGTGGGCGAGTATTGTTGTCTTATCATGGTCGGGAATACCAGCGACAGATGCTCTGTATGTGAAGCCAATCATAATCCGACCATCCACCGAGCAATTTCTTGACCTCAAAATAAAGAAGGACTACTCATACAATGTTCCCGTTGGTTGGCACACCGTCGCACTCGTTCAAGGGTCATCTGGAGGAACGGGTGCTGGAACGGCCAGCGGTCAACGAGCGTCGGGTCAATTCCAGTTCCTTGACAGGTCATCAGGTCAACATCAAACAATAACGGCAATCGTGAGTCACCACTACGGAACAGATGATTCAAACAACATACAGATATTGAACACATCGAACTACGCTTCGACAAATCCAGCGCCCATTTCACAGATTCGTATCAAGGAACTGGACACCTATGATGGGTGTGCTTTGCAGGTTTATTTCAACAGTCCAACCAATGTCGCCAGCATCGTTTTGACGGACAACAATCAATACAACGGTTGGAGAGTATTAGACGAACCCGTCGCCGATGCGATAGACCCATCAACAGCAGAATGGGGGTTGGGCTACAACAATAATTATTCACAGTTCACCGTTGCTGAAACCGTCGATTTGACTTTCATATTTCAAGGCGGTATGAGAGTCGGTGGGAATGTGATATTCGATGGAATCATTCGCCAAGCAATACCGAACTCAATGCTCTATACCGACGGTGATGGCGACATCAAGCCAGTGGTGATTGGTGCAAATCTCTCGCTAACTGGCAACACACTCTCGGCAACGGGTGGTGGAGGCGGTGGTGCGAGCGACTTCATCGGTTTGACAGATACTCCAGCAGCATACGCTGGTGCGGCTGGGAAAACGGTCATTGTCAATGGAACAGAGGATGGTCTTGACTTCGCCGCTGGTGGAGGCGGAGGCGGAGGACTAATGCCACCACCAGTTGGAGGACCCATATCTGGAGGGAATCCGATTCCAGCGTCATGGACTAAAGCAATCGTGACCGATTCCAACGCACCCGTTGAGATTGGAGATTTGCCATCGACCAATTGGATGCTGACGATTTATTGCGACAACCCAGAGGGAACGATGGTTATGGCGAATGAGAGTGGGGCGTTGTTCACATTCTTTCACCCCGATGCGGGAACAACCATTGAGGGTTTTCAAATGATAATCGAGCCTCAAGCGGGGGTTGACTTCATGTTCATACCCGACGATGGAACTGGACAACCTCGATACCATGTGACTGGTTATTCTGGAGGCGATGGTCGTCGTCTGCCATTTGAACTCGCATATTGATTGGGTTCAAACCCGTTAAGAACATATAGTGCAATCTCATCGGACTAATTCCATGTCAGAAGAATCTCGTGAATACACTCATACAATCAGTCAAAAAAAGGCCACTTCTCCATCTAAGAAAGGCGTGTTCAATGGCAACATTTGTCAGGATTGCGGATTAGAGATTAACCGATACAACACCGCCGCCGCAAAGGGGAGAGTCGGTGGATGCCGATGTGGAAAATGCTATCTGAAATGGAAAGCAGCAGAGAGGAAAAGACTCGGCCTTCAATGATATTCGGCTCGATATTCAAATAGGTGGTTCTCGCCGCTGGGATTATGGAATCTATTTCACAGCCTGAACAATTTGCTTATGACAAATCATGGGATGACATCGAAGCGATGTTGATGCGAGCCGAACTCACATTGAACCGACATCATGTTGCGATGACGAACTGTAAAGCACGAAGTAAGGAATGGGCGTATCATGCGAGGAACTACAAAGCCCTTCAAGGGGTCGTTAAGACGCTTCGTTGGACTCTGGGCGACAAGACTATCGTTCACCCTCTTGATTAGCCGTTATGAGCCTGACAGAGTGGTTAATCGGCATAGCCATTAGATTCAATCGCTGGCGGTTTGGGGAGTGAGTGCTTGATAAGGGTGGGGAGTCACTGGTTGAAGCATGGCATACGACAGATTCGACTATGAAGCGCACCGTGAAGAGGACAAACGACTTGGGGCGCAATACGAAGAGTATTTGGAGGCTGAAACGCAGCGAGCCAAGAGCGAACTGGAACAGATAATCGGCCTTCTCGACAGGATGCCGAACTACAAATCAATCGTTCAAGCAGATGCAATCAAGAACGAGCGAGCGATTGCACAGACATATCGCAATAGCATCAACGACATCGTGAAAGCGAATCCCCAAGAACTGATTCTGGGTGCGATTCTCAACCCAATTATTGCAGCACTCAACGAAGTCGACTTCAATCTGGAGGCAATCGACATGATAATCTCCGAGCAAAACAGTCAAGAAGGTGAACCTTCTCCGTCAACACAGGAGGCATGAAAGTGTGTCAGACGAATACATATCAAAACCAAAGAAGCCAATCAAATATATCTCGTGCTTTAGTGGCATTGAAGCCGCATCTGTCGCTTGGGATGAACTTGGGTGGCAACCCCAAGCATTCTGCGAGATTGAACCATTTCCATCCGCTGTCCTCGCACAGCGTTATCCGACAGTTCCCAATCTGGGTGACATCACGAAGGTGAATTGGGATGAGTGGAAAGACAAAGACATCGACCTCATCATCGGCGGCTCTCCCTGCCAATCGTTTTCTGTTGCGGGTAAAAGACTTGGATTGGATGACCCTCGTGGGAACTTGGCAATCGAGTTCATCCGCATTATTGACACAGTTCGCCCCAGATGGTTCATCCTTGAGAATGTGGCAGGACTCTTGTCGGCTGACGGAGGAAGGGATTTTGGAAGCCTTCTCGCACTCATGGGGGAATGCGGGTATGGGTTCTCCTATCGGATTCTTGACTCTCAACACTTCGGAGTTCCACAACGACGCAGAAGAGTGTTCGTTGTTGGACATCTTGGAGGCGATTGGCGACATTCCGCAGCGGTATTATTTGAGTCGGGAAGCCTGCGACGGGATTCTCCGAAGGCACTCCGAATCAGGGGCGAAGAAAATGCCAGCGGTGTTGGAGAAGGCTTTGACTCGTGGTTCGATGGGATTGAACCAACCGAGCGACGAAGAGGAATAACTCCAGACACATACGGCATCGGTGGCGGTCAAGCCGCCCAGTGGTCTAATCCAGCACCAGACCTCGCACCAACACTTCATTGTCAATCCGATTGCGCTCTCGTAGCACATGAAGTCGAAGGCATTGGATTCTCGGTGAACTCACGAGATGAGATACGATTGTCGGGTATCGACGGAGGAACTGCATCATCACTCACGGCATCGGATGGGTCAAGGGGAGGGAACTCATTCATCGCCCAGCCTGAACCCGAACCGATTGAAGAATTGACTCATCCATGTGGAACTGCGGTCTGGAACTTCGATGCCAAGAACTCCAATTCTATGAAGTCGTCAAATCCAGATTCAGGTCTGCAAAATGTGACCGATGGAGTCGTGCCAACGCTGACGGCGGTTGCACCTAATCCGACCTTGAATCAAGGTGGGATTGCGATAGTCGAGCGAGAGATGATTGTTCGTCGATTGACTCCACTTGAGTGTGAGCGATTGCAGGGATTCCCCGACAACTGGACTCGAATCAAATGGAATGGAAAACCCGAATCCGAGTGTCCAGATGGACACCGATACAAAGCGTGTGGGAACTCGATGGCCGTTCCAGTTATCCGTTGGCTCGGAGAGAGAATTGAAGCCGTCGATGCTCATGTTCCCCATGTTCCAATGCCAGATGAAAAGACGAGAGTGCTAACTGGTGTCAAGGATGGTGTTGTCGTCGCTCAAGACACGATGGATGAATGGTTCAAGTGAGTGATTTCCATGACGAGGAACAAACAATGTCGGAGTCAATTGCGTGAAGTATTATCTTCGATGAGCGTCGGTCAAGAGTTCACTCTGGACTCAATCGTCACCGATATGATGAATAGAAAAGTTCCAGTTCGTCGACCAACAATGCGTCAACCCGACCAACGGGTTGCCATGATTTTGAAGGAGTATGCGAACAATGGAATCCTCGAAAGAACCGCTGTCAAATCGGGAACAACCATCTCGTTCAGACTACTCAAATTGGTCGAATAGTCGCAACCTCAATACTACGAAAGTGTGAATAACCACATAGACATAGAACAGCAATCATGGAGAATCCAATAGACGATGCTGACGACATTGATGCGGTGGACAAATTAGTTCCCTCGAAGTTCGATGAGGCGTTGGTTCGATTCATCGCACATCAATTGGTGCGAGGTAAATCAGAGAAAGAAGTGCGACGAGCATTGGTTGAAAATAGCCTCTTGAACTCTCGCAGCCCGCCCTCGAAGTTCCGTTCTCTTATTCGACAGGCCAGCATTGTTGCTGACGACATTCGATACATGGTCGTGGCTAAGGCGGAGATGGATGATGTTGAACATCAGAGATTGGATTCATACGCCAGACGACGCAGAGCAATTGGCAGATTGGAGGCGGTCATCGAATCAGCACACACTCAAGCAGATAGCGTCAGCAAACTGAACTCCGTGTCATTCATGGTTGGTGGACTAATCAAAGCACAGGAATCATTGGATAAGTTCACTGGTGCTCAAGAAGCCGCACCACAGGTTGTTGTCAATGTCGGATATGACCCACTTCAACAATTCCGAGAAGTCATCCAAGAGGAACTCAATACGATTGATGTTGAACCGCAGCCTGCAGATGATGAAGGGGATGAAAACGAATCGGACTCGATAACTGACGAGTGATGAACTGGCAATCTGAAGTCGATGCCGCCAAAAACATACAGAAGAGAATATCTGTCCAAAAAAACCGTGATACTGCGAGCCTGATATTTTGCTCAATGTTTTGCTAAAAAAGTCAATTCTATCCAGAAGAAAAACCGCATATTGAGTTCGATAGCGAATGCTACTTGGAATAATCCAACAAACCTGCTTTATGGCGACTCTCAAATCAAACAATTATGAACAAAAACCATTGATATTGACGAAGCATTGATATACTACGGAGTCGAGGGAGGGGTATGACCCAAACCGAAGTCATTGAAACCGAGCCGACAACCCTTGAACTAAACCGAGCAACTGGAACTCTCGTTCCTGCTTCTCCAGTATTCACTACTGGTGCTGGCGCTGCTCTCGCTAAGTTCGCTGGAGAACAAAAGAAAACTGACCGTCAAACCGTCAACACCGCACCTGCTGAAAAGGTGTCCAACCTCGTTGACCTTACTGTCATTGACAACATCACTGGCGCAACCCAAGACATCAACGGAACTGCAACCGTTGGTCTTGACAACCCAGATGCAATCATCACCCAAAAACTGGGAACAAAGAGCCTCGCTCGCCTAATGCTTATGCAACAAAACAAAATCACATCTGTTGCTCAAGCAAACAAAATGAGCGAATCCCTAATCAACGGTGACATCGCAACCGTCGCTGGCCTTCTTGGAATCACCATTGATGAAGAACGCCTCGCACTCGCTGACGACCTCTTGAAGAATGTCTGCAACGACACTCGTGGAATGAAGGCTGGTCGCCAACAATTCACAGCACCAAAGGCTTGAGTCGAACTCAACCTTTGACTGGGATTCTCCCCTCATCTCCAGATGGGGGTGGGGGGATTCAGAGTCGAGAGCCTCTCGATGAAGAGGCGTGGTGGGTGTGCCATCTGGGTGCGCCCGATGCGATGGTGAACAACCGTCGCTGGATGCTATCTGATAGTGACAGGTCTGGATTCTCCAGCCTGCAATTGTCCGAGATGTGTTGACGAACTGTCGATACGGTGTCGCCGATATAGTGGGTGGGTATCACCAGCGTTCACTCGTGCGTGTGCATGGGTGGGTGGGTGTGCATCCATCCAGATGGAGATTCACGAACTGGCGTGTCGGGGCATCGAAGCAAATGCTCGACAAATATCAGGCTGGCGTATGCTGGACTGGGTGCGTGACCCCCCCTATCGAACTCGACAGCCATATTCATTTTCGATTCGCTTTGAATATCCTCTCGAAATAGATTTCAATTTTTTGACTATGTTTTTCGCAATCACAATGTTCCCGTTCCATCTCTCCACTACATATCACCTTATCAATCTTACTACTATTGTTCCTTAAAATAAATTAAACAAACAAAGGGGGGGTATAGGACACACACATACTACAAAATCAATGAAACACTACACTAAGCGGCAACCGTGTGAATATGGGTGTGTATGTCCATCAAGAGGGGGTCTGGCTTGATTCTTTGGCCTATCCCCCCTATGGGGGGATAATCATTGGAACTGGCCGAGAACGGTCTGTATGACATCTGCATCATTGTTCTTGAGCATCTATGACATTTCATCATCTGCATCTGGAACTCGAAAACAATGATTGGAATGTGCCAGTTCGAGATTGAACTCGTTGATAGAACCAAGCCATTGATAAGGGTGTGCAAATGTGGCTCGAATCATGCCGAAGGAAAATCGCCCCATCGAAGAATCATATCCGACCATTGTTCTCCAGTTCAGAGCCGAAGGGAATCTCCCTCCAGACATGAGCATCCCGATTGGTGAAGTCGCCATGTTCCTCGCTCAAGGCATTGGAATGATTAACGACAAAGAAGGAGTCAATTGCGATGTATCATTTGGGTCAACCAACATGAAGAAGTATCTGGAACTCGCCGAGATTCTCGAAACGAGTGGTGAGTGATATGGGTCGATACCTCAAGAACGAAGAACTTCAACAAACTGACGAACTGCTGAACTGGATGGCCGAGAAGGAGGGTTATGCTCTCACTCGTGGCAACCGCTGGAAAGTCGTCGCATTCATCTCCATATGCCTCAATATGTGGCTCTCATATCCAATCCTCAAGGGATGGCTTTGATGCAGGTCAAATGGCACTACGACCAGTATTCAGTTTATTCAGCAACCTGCCCCAATACTGGTTTCAGGCTGGAGATTAAACGGGTGCGAATCCGACAGATAGCCAACCGATGGGTTATGACAATTGACGGCGTTGAACCGTGTGAAGCACCCAAACAACTGGGGTCTGCTCAACGAAAGTTCGAGTCGTGGATTCACGCTGGCTCTCCTTCGGATTGGATGGGATGGGTTTGAATATCCGAACCAGTTCGCTCTCAATCTATGGCGAGAACCTGCGTGAAGAAAGGATGCGAGCAAACACCACGAAAGGGATTCCGAGTGTGTGAATCCTGCAAAGGATGGATGGAGATTAAACAAAGAGAAGCACTTCGAGATGCCAAGACCATCAAAGAAGCGGTGGCAATTCTCGAACCCGATTCCGAGTATTCAGACCGCACTAATCTGGATTGAATCATCCAATACCGTGATAACCCCCCAACCCAACCGTATTGACATGAGTCAAATCACTAATGTGTCTGAAACAGGCACGACCCAATTGTTGATTGCACCCACATTAGCCATGTTGAACGGCCTCGATTGCGCTGGCGAATTGATTTCAATGTCACTACATGATTGCGCTGAACTCGCTGATATTTCACCCGATAACCTCGTGTGGGAATCAAAAGCCCAGTTCGCTGGTGGAGTCACCTTTCGATTCGAGGGAGTATTATTCTTGAAAGGACTCGTTGCCGTTTTTACTGAAGCCGCACCAAACGCACCTTTCACCGCCAACATCGAATGGGAGTGAACTGCAAATGAGTTCAGACCTGCAATCGACGATGGCTTCATCTGTATTGACACCGATATTGCTTCTGGTGAAGAACGAGAGCAAAATCCAAATCCACACTTGGGATGATTCCAAAGACAAAATCGCCGAAGTCGATTCCAGTTCGTATGGAGATGCACTCGAAATATGTGAAGTCGCACTTTGGGAGAAGTTCGCTGTCGGCAACAGTTCGATGAATCCGATTCTCATTTCCCAGCCAACCCAGATTGTCAATGTATCGAAGTCAATATCCAAGTGGGTGCTGAATCACGCAGCGCACCCAGATGAAAACAATGCAATCATCGTCAGCCTGACGACAGAATCACCAGCAATCAACCCTCCCAAATAATTGCGAGAACCAAATCATTGATAAGGTGGAATGCGCTGGGAACGGCATGGCCGATTTAGTGTATGAACGGATGCCCCACTTTCCAAAAGAAGTCGAGGCTACAATCAATGCTGCCATGATGTTGGCTCAAAGTGACACTCTCCCAGTATCGTGTTATCAAATCTCCGAAGGCATCGCCCATGTATTGCGTGAACTCCAGTTCGACGAGAATGCCAGAGCAATTGCCTGCGATGTGTATGCTTGGAATCACGACATGGTTGCTCACGCCGCTGGAGTGCCAATCAAACCGCCCAAGCCCAATCCAAGACACCCTCAACGAAAGCGTCGAGGGAAAACCAGACCAGACCTTCGACCATACTATCTATGCGTGTTCCACGAACAGGCTGTCGATGCAGAAGGATATGACGGCCATGTCATTGTCGAGGCTAATGGCTACATGATTGATGCAACCGCCAATCAATTCCACAGACCCAAAATGAAAGTGCATTCTAAGGATTATATCGTGTTCCCAGCGGCATCGTGTCAACCTCTCCCAGACGAGTATCGAGATTTGATAATATGGCCTCGTGGCGACCATCCAGATGCAGGTCGAGATTTGTTTGCTCATCATTCACTCAAGAATGAACTCATCGCAATCTCATCTCCCCATGTTCTTCGAGAGCAGGGTCAAATGGCGTATTGCATTCGACCAGATATTGACTCCGATAGGTGGATGAGCATGACTCCCCAGACTAAAATCAACATCGAATCCAGCAACAAATTGATGCTATCGGTTGCTCAACAATTGATGGAACACGACCCGACCAAGAATGAAGGCGGTTCGATAACTGTTGAATGAGAATGTTCCCACCATAGTTCGCAATCGCAACCATTTGGTTGATAAGGGTGGGGATTGCCTGCGAGATACATGACGGGAATCCGTGAAACCACCAAGAACAAGATGCGAGATGTGCTGACAATGCTCATCAATAACTCCAACCAGCCTCAAAATAAGACAGGCATTATCATCAAATCCAACCTCCCAGAGAAGTCGTATTCTCACACGATGTCGGCATTGAAAGGTATGAATCTCATCACGAACACTCCAGAGAATAGTCGTCGTTGGATGGCTACTCGAAATGGAATGAACTGGCTTCAAGAGCAAATGTTCCAATCTGAATCACAGCCTGAATCAAACAACAGGTTTGTCAATGCGGGAATGGTTCAATTTGACCCAAACATCTCATTCGTTCCAACAAACAACGACTACATCAACGAGAAGTTCTCTGACCGAGCAAAGCAAATCCTCAATGCTGGTTCGATTCGATTGAACCTCACCGACATCATGCAGTTCGTGAATGCTATCATTGGCGACAGGTCGGATGGCGATTTGTCATGGACTCGTGATGGTCGAGAGTTCACCGTCGAAGTCAAGAACGGAGTCGTCAATTTATTCGTGGAGGCTTGAGGTTGAGCGAGGATGACGAGAAGCAAATCGAAGTCAACGGAGTCACCCACCATTCTTGGGAGATGAACGCACTATCCCCGCCATCAACCATCGGAGATAAGGTGTTGATGCTCACTATGGCGAACCCACAGCAGGTGTTCCGTATGTTCAGAGCAGACGACATTATTTTTATCACCGCCGTCGAGGGTGAAGAATGGCAACGAGTGACCGATTAACGAACCCATTGTCCGTCGACCATCTCTTAATTTGTCGACGATTGTATCGAGAACTTCGTGCTGAACGACCAGATGTGCTTGGTGGATTGCCAAGTGGCACAGGCTGGCTTCGCTGGAGATACCTCAAGGCAGGAACAATCCGCACGATGGCTCAAGTTCGATTCCGTGAAGATGACTTCACATTGTCTTTGAATCGGTATGCTTTCGACCAGTATCATCTCATGCAACCTCTCCTATTGAAAGGATTGATTCATCACGAACTGCTTCACATCGTATGTGGGAGTGAAGAAGGTCATGGACCCATGTTCACCAGACTCGAATCCGAGTGGGAACTGTTCGACGAGTATCGGTATCAGCGAGCGAAGTTCGTCAGGTCTGTTGAGCGTATCGAGCGTGATAACGGGAATCTGTTCAAGTATGCGTGTCCGAACTGCAAAAAAATCCTATTCAGAACCAGACGAATGGCCGAAGAGTCGGCGTGTCGAGAATGCTGCAAATCATTCAACGACGGTGTTTGGTGTGAGTCTTATGTGTTGATAGAACAGAAGAATTGATAAAGGTGGGGAATAGTCGCTCGACACATGCCAAGAAAGAAGCCCGCTATCGGGAAGCGTGAATTGAAGAGAATGACGAGAACCAAAATCCAGTCTGAACTGGAGGCTCATGGACTCGAATGTGAGAACATGAAAGCAGGTTCGATTGAATATACCGTCGCCAGATTCGATGGCGAACCCAACCAAATCGTAGCCGCAATCTATGGCTCAATCAAAGGTTGCGCTTCGTTATGGATGAAGGAATCTGCATTCCAGCAGGTCAAACCAATACTGCTGAAACATGATGCCGTTGTCGAAGATGTTGCCATGTTCCGAAGAGGATTCCAATGGGCTGTTCACTTTGACAAACCAGATTCTCAATTGATTATGCCATGCGTTGAAGCAACCGTCAATGCAGGTCGTGAAAGACTCAACAAAACAATCACCCGTCGAAAGGCAGATGAACGCAGGGCAACCGAGCGTGTCGCTCGTGAGGCTAAAATGGCCGAGCGAAAGCGTGATTGGAAAGACGATTCACCCACCAAGAAGTGATATTCCAACACTTGAGATTCCGAAGCCTTGATATAGTGCGCCCAGTGTGGACACTACATGGCGAGCATTAGCGAAACCCAAGAAAAAGCAATATCGACCCTCGAAGCGGGTCTGGACAAACTGAACCCAAGAAACCTCAAGTTCGCATCGGACTTGGTGCGTAAAGGCCAAAAGTGGAGTCTATCTGACAAGCAAATGTTCTTTGTCAACAAGTTCGTCGCTGAAGTATCTGGCGAAGCAACCGTGTCGGATTCAAAACCAAAGTCAACACCCAGTTCCGAACCCGTTGGCGAACTGGTCGACAAACTGGACTCACTTCGCCCATACCTATCGGCCAACAGTCAGAACTTCGCTCAATCCTTGATTCGTCAAGGTCGCAACAAAGGATGGCTCTCCGATAAGCAAATGCCATTTGTCCATAAGATGATTGCTGAAGCAGAGGAATCCAAAGCAGGTCGAGCAACCCGTGATGCAAAATACGCCGCTGATAGGGCGGCTCGTGCGGCGGCTCGTGAAGCACATCGCATCGCTACAACCCCAGTTAGCGACGAGGATGCTGAAGAAGGCTACGAAGCAGTTCTGGAACTCTTTGATGCGGCTGGCTCAACACTCACACGCACCAAAATCCACTTGATAACTGATAGTGGAAACGAAGTCGTTGTCCGTTCCAACCGTCGAAAGGCTGAATCCAACAGCGTTCTTTATGTCCACCATCACGGTGCTGAAAAGAGCAACCGTGACGCACAGTTCGGTCACATCACCAAAGACACCGCCGCTTGGAACTACACCCCAGCAACCTCCGAAGAAGTTCGTGCGGTCATGGCAACATTCCGTGACAACCCAGTTCAGACAGTTATCGACATGGGTCGAAAGTCTGGCCGATGTTGCTTCTGCTCTCTCCCATTGACCGACGAGCGTTCAACCGCACACGGCTATGGAAAAATATGCGCTGGACACTACGGACTCGCATGGAGTCGTGCAACCGCACGAGTCATCGAAGGCGTTATCGAAGCAAAGGTGCTTGAAGTCCTCATCATGCAGGATGACAAAGGGAACTTCGCCGTCAAAGACCGTGAGTCTGGCGAAACCATCGCAACATTCGATAGCCGTGAGAAGGCCAACGCATTCGCCGACCAGTTCTCACTCGTTGAGTCGATTTGAGTCGACAGGTTGATGGAGAAGCATCCGCACCCTTGTCCACATGGGCGAGGGTGCTGGACAGGCTTTAACCAAGCAACAGGCACGAGAGATTGCTCTCTATCCAGACCGCTGGGCGCAGTATTTCAGAACCATCGAAGGGAAAGCGTTCCTTCTTCACGAGCGACCATATCTCCAAGAAGTGTATCGCCACTTCGGTGCATCTCAAAACAATGACACGACGAAGGTCATCGTTCTCAAGTGCTCTCGTAAAGTCGAAAAGACTGAAACGATATGCAACCTCCTTCTCTATGGGTTGTTGAACATTCCATACTTCAATGCCGTCTATACCGCCCCCAGACAACCACAGGTGTCCAGATTCGTCGAGGAACGGTTCAATGGGGCGATGATGTCCAGCGTCAACAACGGATGCCTTCTAAAGCAACGAATCAAGTCCAGCGTGAGTCACCAGACATTCGATGTCGGTGCAAAGTCGTTGAACCACTTCTATGCTTACTCGAACTGGGGCGATGCTCACGGTTTGCTCGGTATCGCCGCCGATATGTGTTGCATCGACGAATATCAGGATTCGGACCCCGATGTTCTCCCAATGCTAATCGAGATGCTCACCCAATCGAACTACAAATTGGTTCTCGTATCTGGAACAGCCCGTGAACAGGGTTCGGAGTTCTGGAGGCTATGGGAAACCAGCACTAAGGCTGAATGGGATGGTGAACAATGGATTCATTCACACGGCCACGACACGCAGGTTCAGAACATCATCGGGTATCACATCACCCAAGTCATGCACCCAGATGTCAGTGCTGCTGACATCGAACAAAAGCGAGGAACATACACTCCCCGCAGATTCCAAAATGAAGTTCTCGGCGAGTTCTTCGCTGGGTCAGCAAAGCCGCTGACATTCGATGTTGCGCTGGGAGTTATCGACTCCGATATGTTCCCAGTCGAGTCGGTGCAGATTCCAGAAGAATCCGTGATGGGAATTGATTGGGGGTTGACAACAACCGTCGTGATTCTCTCGGCAGATGGAAAACGGATATTGAATGCGATGCGAATTGAAGCCAGAGGCGAGGGCGAACTGGATGAAGTCGGGCGCATCAAAGAACTCATTCTTCGATACAATTCTCGAAAGGTCGTGTGTGATATTGGGTATGGTGCGAGGCAGGTCAAGGAACTGCAGGAAGAGTTCGGTGAGCGTGTTTGCTCGTGCTATTATTCGAGTCGACCAATGACTCCATACGAGTTCAAGAAGCGTGACAACAATCGAAACATCATCAACATGGCGGTCATTGACCGAACAACATACATCGAAAAGACACTGGAGATAATCAAGAACAAAGAGATTGTATTGCCGTTCAAAGACCGTGAACTGGAATGGGTCATTCACGAATGGTGTGCCATCAATTCATCCGTCGAGGATGACATGAAGTCTGGGAGGCAACGCCGTTCCCAATCCCTGACGAAGTATGGTCGAGATGGTGACGACCACGCATTCCACAGCCTGCTCTATGCGCTTATCGCCGTCGATATGATGGATGAGGGCGGCGGGCTTCCAACGATGAGAACCTTCGGTGCTTGAATTAAGGAACAATAGCATTGAGATTCCGAAGGTGTTATAAGGTGTCACCTGCTGGACTAAATCATGGGCGAATACCTTTACACAGACCGACACGGAACAGCAATACACACAGGCGACACAGTTAAGTCGTTTCACAGCCAATTCAGCGACAACGCATTCATCATTGGAAAAATGGTGGGTCGTGGACCCGTTGACGATTGTCCATGTGGTGCAGACCACTTGACTATCGAAGTTATCACCGATGTTCAACGCTGGACTGATTCAGATGGAGATGTCCAATGGCATCGCTCAAACCGAGCCGCTGGAACAATGGTTTATCCTGCGTGTGTTGAAATCACTCACGGTGGCGCTGTCATCGAATTGCACACCTTCGCTTGAGAACTATCGGGCGCATCCGTGAAAAACCGCACTGGTGAATTGCTCACCATGAGCGTAGCGGATGATGTGGATTTAGTCGCCCTGACCGAGAAGGCGGAACTGCTGGCGGAGGCTACTGGTCGTGACAAATCAGATGTTTTGGCAGACCTGCTGGATGATGGTGAACTGAACTTCTCATCTGGTGCAGATGCCGTTATTGAAAAAGGAATCCTCGACAAAGCCAATGAACAAGCGGAGAAGGCCAAAACCCTCCTGATAACCTTGATGCCCGTCATAGCCATTCTCTTGGGCGGAGGGGGTGCTGAAATGCTTGGAATCACCGACTTCACGGGTATGAACGGTGACGACGACGACGAATACTACTACGAACCTCCATACGAGCCAATCTGGGGCTGTATGGCGGTGGATGCTGACAATTATGACCCATACGCCACCGACGACGATGGCTCGTGCGTATGGCCTATCTATGGGTGCATGAATCCAGCGGCTTCAAATTATGATGAGTCAGCAACCGTCGAGGATGGTTCATGTGAGCCTGAACACGAGGACATCAAAGGATGCACCGATTCTAATGCTGATAACTACGACCCAGAGGCCGAAGAGGATGATGGGTCGTGTGAGTATGCCCCAAGCGTCGAGGATTGCACCGTTGGCATCCATAACCACTATCGAGGCCACGAGGCCAATGACGCAGAGCAGGATGCCATAATGGTATCATTCCGTGTCGTTCCAGATGATTGCGACGACTTCGACATCGACTTATCCATCGAACTGTTCCAGAATGGACATGCGCCGAACTACACCCACCAAACGAATGAGATGGGAGGAATCGAATCCGATGTGAGCCATGTCTTTGATGAGATTCCCGTTGGGAACTGGATTCCAAAAGTCAAGGCTGGAGTTCAAGGAGAGCCGAAGGAGAATGTGAACTTCTGGGCGATTGACATTGAAGAACAAGAGCCAGCCTGCGAAGAAAATCCATTTTTCTATGCGAGTGAAATCGTTTGGAATGTTGAGAATAACACGACTGAAATGAAAGTCAGATTGGATGCAGATTTAGTGTGCTCGGAGGAAACCGAATATATCGAAGTCGATATTATCATCAAGAACTCGACGAACCAAACCGCATTCGCCCAGACATTTGGATTCAACATAACTGGAACTGAACTGGATTGGCGAAGTATCACTTGGTCTGGTGCAGCAGCAAACGAAACCTATTCTATCCATCTCGATATTTGGTGGGAATCAGATGCAGGCTGGCGAAGAACTGACGATGTGATTCATTCCGATGAATCCACACCCTGAAGAAAACGGTCTTAAACCGCAACGACACACGGATTGTCATGGAACTTGAAACCATCATGCTGATTATTGCCGCTGTCGCTATCCCGACAATTCTCTGGTTGAAAGAGCGATATACTCGCTTGATGGCTGATGGAAAAATCACTCTCGACGAAGTTATCGACGAAGTGAAAGCACTCGGAGAGAAGGCCGAAGAAGTCAAAGAGCAGGTTGAAGAGATTCTCGAAGAGGAATGATTCACATGGCTAAACCAAACCGTAGTGGGAGTTCTGTCAATGACAGAATGATGTTGCTGGTTGGAGTTCCAGTCGTGCTCTGTTGGATGGCTTTCGCATGTTTGGTTATCTGGTCTGGACTCCAAGATGACAAAGTGATGAACAACATCGACGGATATACGACTCTCATCGCAATCATCGGAGGACCCGCACTTTTGATATTGACTTCGATACTCGAACTTTGGAAATCCGAACAGAATCAGGAAATCACTTCGATGCCTGAAATGTGGACAGCCCGACAAAGAGAATCTGAAACCGAAGCACTCCATCTGCGAGAGATGAATGACCGCCAAGCGGCTCACATTCGTGAACTGGAGGCCGAAGCCCAGAAGGTTTCACTCGGACTCATAAGTGGCGAAACCAGCGAAGAGTGATTATCATGGCAACCCAACCAGATTGGAAAAACGACCCGACATTTCAATGGACTCAAGCAATCCACCGTGACTTGAGCAACCTGCGAGATAATCACTTGGCTCATATTCAAGAGGACTTGACAAACCTCAAGCACGATGTTGATATGATGAAGAAAGACATTGGAGAATTGAAAGGACTCAAGGATGAGGCCATCGCAGTTCTTCGACGGTATTCAGGCCGTATATTCTTGGGAATCATCACTGCCATTGGTGCTGCTGTTGGCGCACCTATGGCGGTTGAGATGATATGAGCGACCATCCTAAACGATTGCCAGCCTGTCCGAATGGCTATCACTTTTGTTTAGGGAAACCATCAATCAGACTATCCAGAATGTGCATCAAGTGTGTCGTGTATCAAGCCCAACAATGGGGGAGGCCATACTAATGCCTCTCCGACATGCGCTATGCGAGGCCTGTGGGCGCACCAAATGGACACGCTCTCCCAGACCTAAGTGCAACGCCGTTCAATGCCCTCGACGCTACGGGAATATGCGTATCGTCGAATCTGACGATAGGCCAGATTGGGGATGAACTCACTCCGAAGTCATTCGGTCAAGCCAAAAATTGCTGACGAAGGAACAAAGTCCAAAGTCGGTTGCTTTGACTTCATCGACAGTCATGTTTGCTTCGTGGTCGTTGCTCGACCAGACATAGACTTTCTTTTTGCATCCAACGCAGCATCCAGTGTGGGCGCTGGCGAGGTGAACTCTGTTTTGGCCTGTTCCCCAGTTTGCGAGGTGGTTCGGTGTTCGGTTGTCCATGATGTGAACCAGCACTCGGTCATACATAAAGGTATCTCAATATCAATACTCGGTATCTCAATAGGAATGTTCTTATAGTGGTGGTTGTTCCCATAGATTGTTCGGCCAACACCGACAACCTCCCACCATCGAGTGGGAGTCAATCCCCAAGTCTGAAGTTCGGGCGAGGGGGAGTGTTGGAACTCGCATAGCGGTGGCACTTAGCGGTGTCAAGCCTTGTTAGTAGCCATGACCCTCGTGCATGAGGGGCGAGCATGGCGAACATCAGGGAGGTCGCCCCACACTCTTGGAGGTGGGAACGGCCCCGCCATGCGAGAGTCCTATTCAACCCCCAATGCAATTAAACCCCAGCAACCCACCGCCTAAGTATGGCCGAGCGTAAGCGCACCCTCGCTGACAAACTGCTTGGTCGCAACCGTGACGCTGACCCAGCGGATTTGGCGAAGTTATCGAACATGGTGAATGACGCTCATAAATCCGAATGGGAGAACATGGATTGGGATTATAAGAGCCTCGCATCCATGAGCAAAATCGGACAAGCCACCGCCAAAGGTCGAGGGAAACAATCATCTGGAACTGAAACAAAAGTGTCGTATCAATTGCTTCGTGACATCAGTTTGAAATCCGAAGTCGTGAACGCAATTCTCCGACGAACTGTCGACGACACTCTGGGGAATGGGTATCATTTCAAATTGCCAGATGGAAAGGAAACTGGCGACACGGGTCAATTGGAAAAAGTTCGACAATGGTTCAAGAATCCGAATCCTGACGACAACGGGAATGAGTGGCTTGAAACCCTCATCTATGACTTGGCTCTATTCGGTGACGCTTATCTGGAACTCGACGGGTCCGCAGATGTCAACCTCGATGGAAAAGGGGTCAAGTGGACATTCGGCGGCGAACTCACCAGCGTGTGGCCTATCCCAGCAGAGCAAATGAAATTGACCGCAGGGAATCGCAGACCTGCACCACCCAAGATGGCATATAGTCAAGAACTCAATGGCGAAACCCGTGAGTTCTCATCTGACAAAGTTATCCACATCTCCAAGTTCAAACATGGCCGAGCATACGGAACATCTCCCCTCATCTCGCTGCTGAATGTGATTGCTGGACATTTGAATCTCTCGAACTATCTGAACGAACTGTATACTGGAACTCTCCCTAAGACCATCCTCAATGTCGGTGATATATCCAACGCCGAGATGAAAGCGATGCTCTCCCTGCTTGAACAACAATTGACTGGTGGAAAATCTCCATTCGGATTGGTCGCTGTCAACGGAGGAACTGGCTTCAATATGCACCGTGTTTTGGACTCGACTCGTGAAGGGGCGCAATTGGATTTGCTCTATTATTATCGTGAAGAGATATGCGCCGTGTTTGGAATCCCACCAATGAAATTGGGCTGGGTTCAAACTGGAAAAATGTCCAATCCAGAACAACAATTGGATGCGTGGTATGATGTCATTGAATCATTCCACCGCCGTATCGAGGCCGTTATCAACAACCGACTTCTCCCACTTCTGGGAATCACAGATTGGGAGTTCTCGTTCACTACGATTCGCCCAAGCCGTGAGAAGGAGATGGCCGACACACGAAAATCGGAGTCGGATGCAATCAGCAACCTCCGTCAAGAGAGCGTCGTCAGTATCAACGAGGCCAGAGCCATGCTGGGTCTTGAGCGTTTGAGCGAGCCTGAAGCCGACGACCCGTTCTATCTATCTCCGAAGTTATCCATCAACGCTGGTGCTGATAATCTGGGTGGAGAATCCGAATCTCCATCGACACCACCAACACTCTCGGAATTATTCCCCGCTGATGAATCTCCAGCCGACGAAGGAAAAGGTGCAGGTTCGATTCCAGATTGGGTCGATGAAATATCGCAGCCTGAACTTTCTGACGATATTCGGCTCGATATGAAATCTCGAAGAATCAAGGCTGCCGACGAATACGATGCTCTCATCTCAAAGTCGCAACTGGCGCTGACATCGGAATTGAATAATCAACAACAACAATTCGCCGACGATGTTATTGACGAACTGGACAAAATGTTCTCCGCTGGTGACGAGGCGGTTGAGATTCCAGATGTCGACCTTGACATTCCCGTCAAGATGTTTCGACGAAAGGACAAAATTGGAATCGCAGACATCAGGGTTGCTGTTGGTCGTATCGACACCAATATCGCAGCAACAGTGGAAAGGCAGATTGTCGAGGCCGAGATTCTCCTGACCGATGTTTATGGCGCATCTCTTGGAATGACACTCGCACCAACTGGAATCGCTTCGGCTTTGATGGCCGACGATGTTGCGGCAATTGCATTCTGGCGAAGGCGATGGGTTCTCCCAGCGTTGAGGAACACACTCGGTTCACATCGAGAGAACATCATCGGAGTCTTTGAGAACATGGTTGGTCGAGGCGAATCATGGAAATGGGCGAAGGGTCAAATGAAGGATTTGATTGACCCGAATGGCTCAAAATATCCAGCATATTATTATGAAAGAATCGCACGAACTGAAACCCGAAGAGTCGTCGAGAACTCCCACATCGCTGGGATGCGACGAGCAGGATTCAGATATGTCGAGAGGTTGGTGACGGTTGACGATAGAACAGACCGTGACCTATGCGCCCCGTATGAAGGTGCGAAGTATCGCATCGAGGAATCGAAGGGCGTTGTTCCAGCGCATCCAAATTGCAGATGCACATTCGTGGCCGTCGACGATGAGCCACCCGCAGATGAGGTCGTTCCAACCAGTGATGTTCTCGTTCCAGTTCTCGACCAAAAGCGAGCATTGACAAAGAAGGATTTGACTCCACCCGCTGGAGTGCGTAAAGCGTGTCAAACGGGCATCAAATTGTTCGAGGATGGGTATGGTGGCTCTGGACTCGAAGCGGCCACTCTGCGTGAAGCGAGAGCCATCGCACGAGGAACTGCAATCACGGTTGCCAAAGCGAAGAAAATGATTCGATGGTGGGGTCGCAACGCTCGATTCCTCGACGAGCCGAAGGATAGCCCAGCGTGGACAGCGGCGATGCTCTGGGGAGGTCGTGCAGGTCTGTCATGGGCTGGAAAATTATCTCGTGCGGTGGAGGCTGAAGAATGAATCCATTCGTGAAGGCTCAAATGGCCGTGAGTGTTGGAACTGTCGAGTTCAATAAGACCGTCGGTGAAAAGACTCTCGATAAGGTCGCACAGGCAATCCTGACGAAAGCGAAAAAATTAGTCGTGGTCGATACTGGTGCGCTTCGTGCATCTGGTCGAGTCAAGCGTGTCAATCAACATCAACGAATCGTGCAATTCGGCGGTGCTGGAACTGGAGTGAACTACGCCCAAGCCGTCGAACTGGGAACATTCAAACAACGCCCTCAACCCTTCTTAGAACCAGCGGTTGTTGCCGAATCCAAGAACATCAAGAAAATGTTCAAGTCGGATGGCAACAGAGTGCTACGAGCGATGGCTCGTGCTGGGTCAACACGCTGATATGGGTGGGCGACGAGGACAACCTATGTCGAACCTATGCAGCCGTGATGCTGACTACAAATGGTGCGACGGTTGTCGCCAGATGGTGAAGCGTAGCCTCAAACCATGTTGCGAGCACCGCACGAAGCGGCCATCGAATAAGACCCGAAGGGCATGAAGTATTCTTCAACATTCATGGTTGGGAATGTGGAATAAGTCGACTTGATTGCTCTGCGAACTTCAACACCGTCAATGACAGTCCAGATGGATGATGATGTTCGGCGTGAGATAGTGAAATACCAATGGCACTCGGAATCGCAAATGCTGGTTGCTCGATAGGTTTGGCCTGCTTCAAAAATGTGTGCGCTCATATACCTGCGTGTGCATTCCAGTATATCAATGCTTTGGAATCTCAATGTCCTTTGAACCATGTTGGTGCAGGTCTGGACTTCTCCCACTTGGCGATTCCAGATTTGCCCTCGATGTAGTATTGGCGATAAGCAACAACAGCACTCTCGTGCTTGAACTCGTCAGGCATGGCTTGAGCAAACGGTGTCATATCACCTTCGGGGATTCGCTTGTCCATGCCCCACATTTGCTCGATTGGAGATTGACAAGCGTGAACCTTTCCAAATCGGTGAGTATATTCTTGGCATATCCACCAGCCATGTTGAGCCAGCCAACTGAAATTAGCACGACTCGATTGCGCCCAGATGGTGCAGGGATGATTCTTATGAGTGGCTTTGTATGCAGTTCCAGATTTAGTCAATGGCATTTCATTCTCTTCGACTCCCACATGATACAATGCCGTTGAGAGCATTTGTGCTGATTCCAATGCCATCTTAACGACATGAACATCGGCGAGGTTTTCAGCAGCAGTTCGGGGGTTTGTATCGGTGATGAATATGTTCATGGGTCGACCCAAAGCATTGATGCACATAAACATTGTGATACGAAACATTGATATACTTCCTATCGCTCGGAGGGATGAGAGCAACACACG